CGTAGTTGCTCAGTCCGGGTCAAGGCGGTGTCTCTCTTGTGCATGCGGACAGTGTGACGGGGAGGTGACTGTGGCCACGTACGCGACGGTTGATGATGTGGTCGCGGAGTATGACGGCACGATCGCTGATGATCAGATTGAGTACGTCGAGCGGAAGCTGACTAGTGCGGAGCTTGTGGTCAAGGCTGTCGCTGGTGATATTGGTGCCCGGATTGGTTCGGGTGCGACGTCGTTTGAGGCTGTGAAGCTGGTCTTGTGCAACATGGTGATCAGGCTTCTTCGGAACCCGGAGGGTGTTCGTACCCAGACGGTGGGCCCGTTTTCGGTGTCGTTGGATCAGTCGTCGTCGTCAGCCCAGTTGGTGATCACCCGTGAGGATCGGCAGCTGTTGGGGTTGAAGGTGCGGTCGCGGGGCACGGTGACGTTAGATGATCCGGCGTTGTCGCATGTGTTGGTGCGGCCGGCGTTGCCTCGGCGGGACCGTTGGGGCGCGTGGGGTGGCTCGTCGTGGGGTTCGTGGGGGTCGTGGTGAGGTTCCTCGCCGGCGAGTCGGTGACGGTGCTACGGGAGCAGCGGGACGCCACCAGTGGTATTAGCGCGCTGGTGGCGTCCCGCACCCTCGAATCGGTGGCGTGGGCGCCAGTGGGTCAGGAAACCAACGACCCTTCGCGGGAGCGGGTGGAGTCCCGCCGGACCCTGTTCACCCCACCAGGCTCGGGTTTGCGAGCGGGGGAACGGATCCAGTTCCAGGACGGGTCGGTGTGGGAGGTCGCGGTGGATGCTGATGCGTGGCGTTCCCCGTTGACCGGTTGGACCCCCGGGGACCACGTCAGCTTGACCCGGGTGGTTACCCCGTCGTGACTGCTGCCCCGGCCGCGATTGATGCGCTGATCGCGATAGCCCGCGCCTCACCCGCGATTGGTGGGGCTGGTGTTCGGGTGGATGACGGGCCGTGGATGTCCCCACCACCCGAGCAGGAGTTGGTCGTCATCGGGTGGGTTCCGATCGAGGGGCCGACGGTGGCGTGGGTCGAGGACATCACCAGCCTGTCCGGGCCGCAGTCGGAGACGTTCGACGTGCACAACATGATCCGGGTGTGGCGCCGAGATGCGGTGTTGAAAGCCGCCCGAGACCGCGCTGACGAGATTTTCGAGGCTCTTCGGGCTGCGGTGCGGGCGGATGTGACTCTACGAGGCGCCGTCGACAATGCGCAGGCCGCCGCGCAGCACTTGACCTCGGCGCAGAACTCGACTGGCGGGTGTTCGGTGTCCATCGACTTCGCCGTGCAGTGCCAACTGTTCTGAACTAACCAGCAAACAAACCTTATTACCGCCCCGTTGGGCGGGCTATTCGCATGCCTAGCGGAGGAAACGTGTCATGGCATTAGACACCAGCAGTGTCGTCCTATCTGTCACCGGTTCGCAATCGAATGCGATCGATTTCACCACCGGTATCGCGCCGCTGGCGCGTACCTACCAACTTCTGTACAGCACCGGGACAGGCGCCGGTCAGGCTGATCGGATTTTCCACGACCAGCGCACCGTCGCACCGTCCGGCACCGATGACCTCGACCTCGCCGGAGTGCTACTCGACGTGTTCGGGGCCACGGTCACGTTCGCCCGCATCAAAGCGATCACCATCGCTGCGGCGGCCGGGAACACGAACAACGTGGTCATCGGCGCCGCTGCGTCTAACCAATTCGCCACCTGGGCTGGGGCCGCCACCCATACCGTGAACGTTCGCCCCGGCGGATTCTTCACGATCGCCGCCACCGATGCCACCGCATACGCAGTCACCGCAGGTACGGGTGACCTCCTGCGCATCGCGAACTCAGGCGCGGGCACCTCAATCACCTACGACGTCATCCTCATCGGCAGCTCGGCTTAGGGGGAATCAGAAATGACCGTATGGATGAAACACCCCAACCTTGAGGACCTCATCGAGGTGCCCGACGCGGCAGTGCCGGGGCACATGCTGTCCGGGTGGCGCATCACTGAACCACCACCTCGACCGAAAACTGCTGACGAACTCATCGAAGAAGCCCAGACCCAAACCGAGTCAACCGATGTCGTCGAGCCTGGGGCTAAGTACGCAGCCGCCGTCGAGTCGCGGCCAGAACACCAACCCGCCGACCACGGCAAGGAGAAATAACCCATGCCCACCCCGCTCGCTACTGCTGCCGTCCGGTTCGGTGACAACGCCACCACCGTCGTCTACTACATCCCCACCATTGCGGCCACGAACTTGACCCCGACGCGGTCGGAGATGAACGCCGGAACGAACATCGGTGTCGACTTGGCCGATCTCGACGGGTGGACGGTGGAAGCCGACCAGATCGATACGCAGGCGTTGAACGACGCGTTCCAGACGAAGATCCCCGGAACGTTGAGTTCCCCGGATTCGTCGTTGACGTTCTTCACGTCGAAAAATGGTGTGGACATCCGCGCGTTGTTGCCCCGCGGCACGTCCGGTTATATCGCGTTCCTTGATGGTGGTGACGTGTCGGGTAACAAGATGGAGGTCTATCCGATTACGGTCACGTCCAATGCGGTGATGCGGTCGTTGCAGTCGAAGGACGCGTCGAAAATCAAGGTTGGGTTCGCGATCACGAAGACGCCTGGTCAGAACTTGACCGTTCCAGCGTAGTCGTATGGGCCTCAAGGATCGTCTCGCGCCACGTCGGCGACCTACGGCGACGTACAGCCTGCGGATCGATGACGACACCACGGCCCGGGCTGAGCTGGGGGCGGCCCGCGCTGCTGGTGACGAGGCCCGGATCGTGGCCGCGCAGGAGGCGATTGAGGCTTGTTATGAGCAGGTGACGATCACCGCGCTGGCCCCGGCGGACATGGAAGTATTACTCGCCGAGCATCCCCCACCAGAGACGCTCAAAGGGAAAAGCATCTACAACCCGACCACGTTCATCCCCGCGTTCCTCGCGGCCTGTATCGACTCCGATGTCACCGAGGCGGACTGGTCGGAGTACGTCACCACTGGGGCGATGACGTTCGGTGAGGTCACGGACCTGTTCAACGCTGTGTGGGAGCTGAACTACCGGGTCCCGGATCCGTCAGTCCCAAAAGGATAGACGCCGACCCGCAGCTAGCGCTCGAGTTGGCGGTATGCGCCCAGTACCGGCGGTTTCACTCCGAGTTCCTCGCGCTGTCGCAGGATGATCGGGATAAGGCGATTTGGCAGTTTTTGCGGGACCGGTCCACGTGCCCGCATTGCGGTACCCGCCCGGAGGAGTGGGATCCGGCTGTTGGTGGGCACCGGGCGGCGTATGTGGCGGATCTCGCTGAGTGTGAGGGCTGCGTGGTGAAACAGCGTGGTGAAGCGGACGCAGAGAATGAGCTTCAAGCGTTCCGTGGGATGCGGGTCGTGCTTGTTCGTAATCAGGAGGTGTCGTGAAGCTCAAGCTCGCGGTGGGCGGTAAGGAGTACGTGGCCGAGGCTGCGAGCTTGACTAACGTGACGATCGGGGAGCTGCGCACGATCAAACGCGAGACCGGGATGACGCTGGAGCAGTTGCATGAGCGGCTGGTGTTGCAGCCCCTGGGGGACGGCGCCGATAACGACATCGATCTGTATGCGGTGTTGACGTATCTGTTGATGTCGCATTCTGGGGAGAAGGTCACGTGGGCTGATGTGGAGGCCATCTCCCTGTTGGAGCTCACCGCTGGGTTGTCCTCGGTGGATGATGCGCCGCCGGCGGAGGCTGTGGAGTTACCGGCTGAGGTTCCGGTGACGGTGGATGGCTGACTACAGCCCGAACCGGGCCGCTGTCCGCCGCTGGCTCGACTCCGACTCGGACCTTCGTTCCGCGGTGCGTGGGCAGGCCAACACGATTGCTAACCGGGCCCGGCAGCTAGCGCCGGTGCGCACGGGCCGGTACAAGGCGAGTATCCAGGTGCGGGATTCCCGCGGCTGGGATGGGCGGCTCGCCGCGGATGTGACCGCGGATGTGCCCTATGGCACCGTCGTTGAACTCGGCCGCCGCAGCCTGCATGGCCGCGGTCACCACGTGCTCCGCCGCGCCGCCGAAACCCTCTAAGTCCCCAACGCCACTCCGTCTCTGATCTCGGGAGGGGGTGGTTGGGCGTGGCCCGCTTTCAACGTAGGTGAAGCTTTCCTCCAGGTCGTCGCCTCGGTTCAGGGTATCCACGAGAAGATCGCGGCTGAGGTCGCGAAGATCCGCGACATCGAGATCGACGTCACCCCGAACATGGAAGGGTTCCGGGAGAAAGTCGCCGCTGGGCTAGCGGGGCTCCAAGACGTCGATGTAAACGTCAAACCAGACACGACGGGGTTCCGGGAGAAGGTCCGGGCCGCGGTCACGGGGATCGGCAGCATGGATGTGCCGGTCTCCCCGAATGTTGACACCACGCGGGCGAACGCGCAGGTAGGTGCATTCGCGACTGAGTTGCGGGCGAAGCTCGAGGCCGCCACTAAGGCGCTCGGCGACATTCATATGACTGCGGATTCCACTGAGGTGGAGCGGAAGATCGCCGCTATCCGCGCGCAGCTGGCCACTCTGCGGGATCAGCGCATCGGTGTCGACATCGACGCGGGGGATGCCCAGGCGAAGATCGCGGCACTGGAGGCTGAGCTCGCGGCGTTGGGGGCGCGGTCCCCGAACATCCAGGTCAAGGTGGATGTGGACGCGGCGCGGGCGAACCTGCGGGCGTTGATGGCTGATGGCGACAGTCTGATCGCGAAGTTCAGCAACGCGAATCTTGGATCGACCATGTTTGCCGCCCTGGGCGCGGCAATCCCACCGCTGCTCACATCGATCGGGCAACTGTCCGGCGCGCTCGGCCTGCTTCCTGGCGCTCTCGCAGGCGTGGGCACGGCGATCGGCGCTGTGGTGGTTGGCTCGCAAGGGCTCGGCGAGGCATTCAAAGCGCAAGCCGCCGCGGAGGAGGCCGCAACGGCGGCTGGCGGCAAGAACGTTGCTGCGTTACAGCAGCAGGTCACGGCGGGTGCTGCGCATATCGCGTCGTTGAAAGCGCAACAAGCTGCGGGGCAGAACGTCACCGCGCAGTTGCAGGCCGCTGAGACCGCGCAAAAAGCTAACGTGTCCGCGCTGAATGACGCCAAGGGCGCTACTGATAAGGCGAAGACAGCCGCTGATGCGTATGCGGCGTCGTTGCAGAATTTGGCGCCGTCCGCGCGGGAGTTCGTGTCCGCGGTGGTACAGCTGAAGCCCGCGTTTGAGCAGCTGCGGCTGGATGTGCAGCAGCAACTGTTCAAGGGTATCGGGGATCAGCTGCTCCAGCTTGGTAACAGTGCGTTGCCCACGATCCGCAATGGTTTATCGAGCATGGCCAGCGCTATCAACATCGTGATCAGTCGTGTCCTGGAGTTCATTGGCCAGCAGTCGTCTATTCAGTCGTGGCAAAACATATTCCAGAACTTGAGCACCGCTGCTGGCAACCTTGCCAGCGCTGTGAAACCTGTTTTGCAAATTATCACGGATGTGACTGAGGTTGGCTCGCAACTGTTGCCCGGGTTGGCTAGAGGTTTCGCGGACGCGGCGCAGCGCGCTGCTGATTTCGTGTCCAAGGCGAAGGACACTGGGCAGCTGCGGCAGTGGATCCAAACGGGAATCGACGCCGTGAAGCAGCTTTGGCAGTCATTCAAGGATGTTGTGGCGATCATCGCTGATCTGGCGGCGTCACCGGGGTTTGGCCCGTCATTCTTGGATGCGCTGAATGCTGTGACGGGGTCGATCCGGTGGTTCATTGAGAACGTGCCGGGTGCGACCACTCTGGTGAAACTGTTTTTCGATGCGTGGTTGTTCGCGAAAGTCGTTCAAGGTTTGACGAACATGGCCACCACGATCAAGACCGTGGCCACCGCGATCGGTGGTGCTGTCACCAAGGTGAAGGAATTCGGGACCGCGAGCACAGTCGCGGGCGCCGAGTCGGAAGCCGCTGCGCGGAAAGCTGGGTCGGCGTGGCGCACCGTTGGGCTTGCGATTGGGGCGATCGTCGCCGGCGAAGCGCTCAAAGCAGTGGGGAAACCGGGCGAGGGCCCGTTCGGTGACCTGTCCACCATCGATAAGTTCCGGGATGCGGCGGACACCGCCGGGAAGCTGTTAACACTTGATTTCAGTGGCGTGTTCGACAAGCTAAAGCGGGACTGGAACAACCTCCCGAACGATTTACAGACGGCGGGGCAGCGGCTGACGAGCCTGGCCACGCAGATCGCGATCCAGATGCAAGCTGCGTGGAGCGGCCTGTCCGGGTTCTTCTCAGGTCTATGGTCCGGGATTACTTCGGCGGCGCAGGGCGCGTGGTCCGGGATCGCAGGCGCGGTGACCGGTGCTATCAGCGGGATCCAATCCGCCTGGGGTGCTCTCACCGGATTTTTCTCTGGGCTGTGGTCGGGGATCGTGTCCGGTCTTCAGTCCGCGTGGGCTGGTGTGAGCGGGTTTTTCTCCGGCTTGTGGCAAGGCATTGTGGGGGCCGCGCAGGCCGCTTGGCAGGGTCTGGTGGGGTTCTTGTCCGGTATTCCGGGGCAGATCCAAGCCGCGTGGGGTGTCATCTCCGGATTCTTCTCCGGCCTGTGGTCGGGGATCGTCGCCGCCGCGCAAGGAGCCTGGCAAGGGTTGGTTGGGTTCATCAGTGGTCTCCCTGGTCAGATCCAGGGAGCGTGGTCGGCGATATCTGGGTTCTTCTCGGGTTTGTGGCAGGGCATCGTCAGCCAAGCCCAGGGCATTTGGCAAAGCCTTGTGGGGATCGTCCAGTCGGTGGCGCAGCAGATCGTGGGCGCGTTCCAGGCCATCCCGGGGCAGATGGCGCAGATCGGGCAAGCGATCGTGCAAGGCATCGGACAGGCGATCCAGGCCGGCTGGTCCTGGTTGACCAACCTGGTGTCCCAGTTGGCGCAGCAGCTGTTCCAGGCCGCTAAGGCCGCATTGGGGATCGCATCACCGTCGAAACGGTTCGCCTACGTGGGCCGCAACATCGGTTTGGGATTGGCGCAGGGCATCAACGATTCCCGCGCGGAGGCGGAGCGGGCTATGGCCGCCCTGAACGCTGCGATCGGTCCGTCTCACACGGAGATGAGTCCTCAGCGTGGCGGCATGGCCCCTAGCTGGGATGGTGGTGACCGGCGGTGGCGCGGCGGTCGTGACGAGCGGGCGTGGGACTGGCTCGAGGAGTTGCTGCGCCGCTGGCGCGGTGGCCACGGCGGTGGCGCGGGTGGCGGGTCGGGTGCACCCAAGGTTGCGGGGACGATCGGTACATCGGTGCTGCAGCGGGCCACCTCGTCGCTGGCGTTCGGTGGGACCGGTGGGACCGCGTCGTATATGCGGACGGTGAAGGCGCCGATGACGCAGGTGTTGCAACCGGCTCCGTCGGTGCCGTCCCCACCCAGCCGCGGTGGCCGCGGTGGGCGTGGTGGGGATCGCACGGTGTACGTCGACAGCAACTCGGCGCTGGTGCAAGAGGTTCTACGCCTTATCCGCGTCGAGGTCCGAAAAAATGGTGGAGACGTGCAAGTGGCCTTAGGTCGGTAAGGGATGGTTTTCCCGCAAACCCCGCGTGACACCCGCGTCGAGTTCTTCGTGAACAGTGGCTGGGTTGATGTCACCAGCGATGTGTATGCCCGGGATGGGATCAGTATCACCCGGGGTGGTCGGGATGAGACGTCGCGGGTTGAGCCGTCCCGCTGCCAGTTCACCTTAAATAATCGGAGCGGGAAGTATTCGCCCAGGAACCCGAATGGCCCGTACTACGGGTCGATTGGGCGTAACACCCCTGTTCGTGTCACGGTGGGCAAAGACACGGACACGTTCACGAGGACGGTGTCGTCCGGGTGGGGCTCCACGGACCTGGGTAATGCGTGGTCCACATTCAGCACGGGCGGTACGATCGCCGCGTCGGACTACAATGTTGGTTCTGGGTCCGGTACGCATTCCGTTCCGGTCAGCGACGCTGACCGGAACACCTATCTGGGTGGGCAGCTGTATGGCGACGTGGACGTGTACGTCACGTTTTCGTTGGCGCTGCCCAGTATTACTGGAGACGTTGTTGCACCTGCTAATCTGCTGCTGCGGGGCACCGACGCGAACAACTACATTCTTCTGTGGTTGTACGTCAGTGACGTGGACGGCCATTACTACATCAATTGGTACGATCGCACCGGCGGTAGTTTTTTTCTCCTCGGTCCGGCGTCTAACGTTGACACAGGGATCGTGTATGCGCCGTCGACGCTCATGGCGGTTCGGGTCCAAGTGGAAGGTCCGATTGTTCGGGCGAAGCTGTGGCCGGTGGCGAGCGGCGAGCCATACGACTGGACTGTGGTTGCGGCATCCAATATCGTCGGGCCAGGTTGGGTTGGTGTCGAGTCGTTCATCAACCCTTCGAACACAAACACTAAACCGATCGTGTTTTCCTATGACAACCTGACCATACGCATCCCGCGATATGCGGGTGAGATTTCTTACTGGCCCCAACGTTGGGACACGTCGGGTATCGACGTGTACGTTCCTGTGGAGGCATCGGGCCTGAAACGCCGCTTGGGGCAGGGCACGGCGCCGTTGAACTCGGCGATGTTCACGTCGATGACGACCCTGGACACCCCGGCGATCGCGTATTGGCCGTGCGAAGACGGGGCGGTGTCCACGCAGATCAGTCCCGCGATCGGCGGGAGAACGATGTTCGTGAACGGCACCACGAAGTTCGCGGACTTCAGTCGGTTTGTGTGTTCGCAGCCGATACCGACGTTGAACACAGCAACGTGGTCCGCGTCTGTTCCGCCGTACACGTCCAGCGGCAGCATGACGTTGACGTACTTGTTGCACATTCCGACGAGTGACCCACCGGACGGGCCTGGCGCCGGGTGGCCAATCTCTCAGATTTTCACTAACGGCAACGCACCCCAGTATGAGGTCAAATACCGTCATGGGGGTAACCTCCAGGTCAACATTTGGTCCCAGGGCGGCCTTTTACACGATTCGGGGCCATTGGGGTTAATCAACAACCAAACGTTGATTGACACGTTGTGGGTGCTGTGTTTCAGAGTGAGACAAAACGGGTCGAACATCGAATACGATCTCAGTATCGAGATGCCAGGGGATACCGTCGGCCAGTTCTGGAGCGACACCCTGACTGGGCGCACCATGGGCACAGCGACCCGTGTGGTGATCGACCCGTACAAGCAAATGAAAGATGTCAGCATCGGCCACATCTCTGTGCGTAATGAGTACATCACCGTCGTCGATATTCCCACAACCTATGGTTTGAATGCGTTTTCGGGGCCACCGGAGTTGGGTGGGACGGTCGTGGGGAACCGGGTCCTGTCGCTGGGGAACACGGCGGGCGTGCCGTTGGACGTGCGGGGGGATCCGGATGCGACAGCGGCGGTGGGTCCTCAGCGGCCGTTGCCGTTGTTGACGTTGTTGGAGGAGTCCGCTGACGCGGACATGGGTGTGTTACATGAGGTGCGCAACGCGCTCGGTTTGGTGTACCGGACTCGCCGCAGCATGTATAACCAGCCCGCGCGGTTGACGTTGAACTATGCGGGTGGTCAGGTCGCGCCCCCGTTTGAACCGGTCGACGACGACCAGAACACCCGTAATGATGTGATCGCGAAACGCACCGACGGCGGCTCATTCGAGCTGTTTTTGTCATCGGGCCGGTTATCGGTCGCCGACCCGTGGAATGGTGGCGTGGGGCTCTACACCGATCAACCCACTTTGAACGTGAACTTCGACAAGCAGCTGCCGGACGTGGCGGGGTGGCGGCTTTTGTTGGGGACGGTGGACGAGGCCCGGTATCCGACGATCACGGTGAATTTAGCGAACCCTAATGTGGTGGCGGCTGGGTTGGATAACGCGGCGATGACCGTGGACGTCGGGGACCGTATCGTGATCACGAATCCGTTCACGGGGTCCACACCGGATTCGATTTCGCAGATTGTGCGCGGCTACACCGAATCGTTGAACGTGTTCGAGCACACCATTTCCTTTGTGTGTGCCCCCGCGTCACCGTATGAGCTTCTACAAGCCGGTACGGCGGGGAAAATGACGGTGGGCAGTGGGGCGTCCACTTTGGCGTCCGGTGTCACCACAACGGCCACCTCGTGGTCGGTGGCGACAGCGGCGGGCAACGTGTTGTGGAAGACCGGTGCGGCGTCGTTTGATCTTTTGATGGAGGGTGAGCGGGTGACGGTGACGAACATCAGTGGTGCGTCGAGCCCGCAAACATTCACTGTCACGAGGTCAGTCAATGGGATCGTGAAAGCCCACGCGGCGGGCCTCGCGGTGAGCTTGTTCCGCCCAGCACTGGCCGGGTTGTGATATGCCTAATTTGCTGAACCCGATGCTCCCTGGTCAGAACGTCGACCCTCAGTTTTTCAACGATTCGATCGACAACGCCCGCTCAGTCAAATACCAGAAAACAGATTTGACGCGGAACAACACCACTACCTACCTGGACTCGACGGATTTGACGGTCGCCGTGTTGGCGAACGCGGCGTACACATTCGAGGCGTGTTTTTTCGTTGACTCGTCGACCACAGCGGATGCCAAGGTGCGGCTGACGTTGCCGGCGAGCTCCGCAGCGCTCATCGCTCCCTGGTCTTCCGGTACAGGCGCTGCGTCTGGCGGTAACGCCATCAACCAGCAGGGTGCAGCTCCCGTGTCAAACGTGGTTGAGTGGATTGTTGGTGGAGTCGGGTCCGGAACGGCTCAATCACTCCGCCCTGTCGGTTGGATCAACATCTCCGCGACCGCGGGGAACCTTGTCATCGGGTTCGCGCAGAACACCGCGAGCGCGGTGAACACACTACTCAAGACCGGGTCGTTCTTCGCGATAACCAGGGTCTTCTGATGCCTAACCTGCTCGTGCCCATGGTGCAAAACCAGGACTTTCGGGCCGAGTTCTTCAACACCAGCATCGACAACATGCGGTCGGTGGCGTACCAAACCGCGGACGTATCGATCGTCAACGACGCGATCACGTTCATAGAATCAACCGACCTCGTCATCCCCGATTTAGTGGCCAACGCCGAGTACATCTTCGAGTCCTGCCTATTTTACGACACCAACGCCACAGCCGACATCGTCATCAACATCAAGTTGCCGTTCATCGGTGCCGCAATGATCGCGCCGTGGTACTCGGGCACCGCGATCACCGGGGCTGTGAACAACATAAACCAGCAAGGGCTGGACGCGGCCACATTCCAGGTGGTGCAGTTCATCGCGGGTGGTGTCGCCGCGGGGACCATCATGTCCGTTCGCCCCGCCGGGTGGCTCCGCATGTCAACCTCATCCGGGCCGCTGTCAATTGAGTTCGGGCAGAACGTCGCGTCCACCACGAGCACGATTTTGAAGCAGGGTTCATGGATCGCGATAACACGGGTGGAGTGACGCTCGCCCGCCCTCTGCTCGCCCAGCCCTTGCGGGGGCGGGCCGCCGGGCGGGTCCGCCCGGACCGACCGGAGCGACCTGGTCACTCCACCGACCCAGCTGGGCCGGTCACGGTGGACACGCCGGGTGAGCGTTCTTACGCCACGGGCCGTGGCCTGGTCACTACCGGTATCCCCACCGTCAGCCGGCGGCCTCAGCCTGACGCGGCTCCTGGCGCCCAAACACCGCGAGTGAGGCCCGCGTGAACCCTGGCCGGTTGTTGTGGGCGGCGTGGCGGACACAACCCACCGCCGTCACCCTCCCGCTGGGCATGATCCTGATCGGGTTGTTAGCGGTCATCCTCGGGGAGAATGCGTCCCGCGCGTTCACCGAACTCGGCGGGTCCACCATGATCCGCGTCATGGGCCTGGCGATGCTCGCCGGCGGCTTGCTGGTCGCCGCCAGCATCATCCGCTCCGACTACCTCCTCGAAGTCATGGGTTTAGCACTGGCCGCGTTCGGGGCTCTGATATACGGGTCAGGTTGCATCCTGGGACTCGGCCTCAACGGCCTGGTCACCGGCCCGGAGAATATTCTCATCGCACTGGCCTTTTTCGGGCGCATTGCGCTGATTTCCCGCCGGGCCCGCGCCGCCAGCGGCACCCCGTGAGCCCAGACACGTTAAGACTGGTCTTGCAGATCGTCGGGGTTGTCGTCGGCGGCGGCATCCTCGAATTCATCCGCCGCATGCTCACCAGACGCGCGGAACTACGGAAACTCAACGCCGAATCCGACGCCACCATCAACACCTCCGCTATCGCGCTGGTCACCCGACTCCAAGAAGACGCCGCCGTGTACCGCGACCAAGTGAAACACCTCCAAGACCGCATCGACAACATCGAAGCACGGCATCAACAAACCCAACGCCAATTCGCTCAGCAACTACAAGACGCGCACTCCGAGAACGTTCGGTTAACCACCCGTATAGCACAACTCCAGAATGAGCTGGACATCTCCACCCGGCAACTCGCTGACCTACAGCGATACCGGCTGGGGCCGTGAACCGTTCACCAAGGAGGTTAACTATTGTTATGACGTGGTGGCGTAAGGAAGCAGCCGACATCGTGATTGAGATACGGACGGTGCGGGAACAGCTCTCATCGACCCTGGCCACCCTAAGAGATTTCGAGGACCGTTTACGGGTCGCCACGGAACGCCAAGAACTGTTGAACATGCAGACCGCGCGACGGGAGGACACCCCACAATGACTGATCCGCTGATCCGCCCGGACCCCGCGGACGCGGACATCGTCCCCCCCGGCGAACGCGCTGCGCTCGCTAAAACAGCTGCGGAACTAGCCGTGTCGAACACTCGTCTCGCGGGCACCGTCACCGGGCTCACCAAAACGGTGTCGTTCCGTACCCGCGTGTTCATCGCGGTCCTCTGCGTGGATGTGGTCCTCACTGCCGCGGTCGCCGTGTTCGGGTACCGCCTCGAACGGTTCCTGTATTGCCAAACCGGGCAGAACAACGAGTTCCGGACCGCCGCGCAAACCGAACGCGCCGCGCAACGTCGCCTGTTCGATGTTGTGCTGGCACCGGCCAGCACC